TATTTAGTGAGTTTGTTATTAGAGCATATAATTCTGGATTTGATGCTAGTGTCGTTGGATCTATTCCAAATATTCTAGCCATTTGTAAATCATTCACCGTGTTTGGAGCACGGTCCGAGAGCCCTGTAAAATATTTAAATGTATCTACGTAATTACCAAACTTAGGCGTGTTAACAATATTATCTGGGCTTTTTAAAAAAACATCTAATGATTGATATTGTCTAAAACCCATACGGATAGGCCTGTTATTTTTATAATCAGAAAATACTCCAATAGCTATTTTAAGATTTTGTTTAGGATCAACACCACCAGACGTTATTGATAGAATATCAAAAAATTTACTTTTGTCTTCATCAGAAAAACCCTCTAGAAAATTATCGACCCATTGGGCTCCTTTTTCATACCAATACTTTGATGCTTCTTTTTCTTGTAATGCTTTATTAACAAATTCAGCTGTTGGCATTGTAAAACCAAACTTATCAGTTAAAGCTTTTACATCTATGTTTGTTTTTGAATCAATTTCTTCTATAGCGTCCAATCCGATATTATTTAATGTATTGTTATCAAAGTTATATTCTATTGGCTTGGCCTCTATGTTTGAATAATCTAATTCTCTTAAATCTTTATCTCCATAAATTTTTACAGGATTAAGTCTTTCAATATACTGTTTAGAGTTTTTATCTTTTGCAAGAAAATCTTTTGCTGCCTTCTTAAATTTAGGGCCATATTCATCCTCTAATTGCTTTGCTAATTCTCTGTCTACTAATTCTTCAAACAACATTTCAAAAGGATCTTTTTGTGGTCCCTTTGGTTGTTTAGGTTCTTCTGGATCTTCATCTCCTCTAGTCATTTCCTTTGTTGGCATTCTTTCAAGATCTTCTTCTTTAACATCAATAACTTCATCATCATCTTTTTTTGTTTCAAGGACGGTGGAACCTATAACAGGTTCTGGTTTGTAAAAACTTTCTTCATAAGTTTTAAATGTTTTTTGTTGTGGAATTAAATCTTCTAAAGGAACTAAATCACTTTCTCCAAAACCAGAAAGATCTATACCTTGAGCCGAAAAAAGATCTACAACTGCTGGGACAGAAATACCAAGTCCAGTTGCAATTTGCGCAAGTGTTATCGCTTGAGCTACCATTTAATAATATACGTATTTCTTTTTCTCACGTGGTTGATCCTCATAATCATCATTTAGTGATATAAAGTTACCCTGACGATATCTCATTAGGGCTTGTGTCATTGTATCAACTAAATCATCGTACTCACCATAAGGAAAAGCTGCGCATTCTTCAATCATTTCTTCTGCAAAGTGTTTTTCAGGAGCCCATACAACACCACTCTCAAAAAGTGGAGCTACTGCATTTACACGTGAAATTTTATCATTACCTTTTGACGGACTAAAACTAACAACAGGAATTCCAACTTGTCTAAGTTCTTGAATCAAGGGTTGACCACTTGCTTTTGCTTCAACAATTATTGTTTCTGGTTCCCAATATTTGTATTGCTCCAATGCAACTTTTTTTAATTCAGGAAACTCCCAACGGTCTTTTATACAATCTAAGAGAATAATATTGTCTCTATTAAACTCACTTCGAAAAACACCCCAAGTGCTAATAGCACTAAAATCTGCTGTATCTCTTTTACTAAACGCTGTATCATAACTTTGTATGACATGTTGAAGTGGAGGAACCTGATCTTTTTTCCAGACCTTCCACCACTCTCTTTTTACAATGGCACCTATTTCAGAGGTAGGTTGTTGTTGATATTGAGCTTCCCAAGACATAACAGGTAAGTTTGCCTTAATTTTTTCTAATTCTTCTAGCTTCCAATATTCAGGCCATATAGGTTTTCCTGATGGTAATATGGCTGGAAACTCTATAACCTCCCATTCGTCTGCATTGTTTTCGCCAGCTAATTTTATTAATCTTCCTGTAAGATCTCTCTCAGACCACCTAGTCATAACAATTACTATTGCTCCTCCTGGTTGTAATCTTTGTCTAGGTCCTGATAGATACCAGTTATAAGCATTATCAAAAGCTGTATCATTTATGTTTTGCTCGGAATGTGGATCATCAATAATTAATAAATCTGCACCACGACCTGTTATCGCTCCTCCAGTACCTGCACCAAAATATTCTCCTTCATGATTTGTTTCCCAACGTCCCGATGCTTTTGAATCTTGTTTTAAACTTACGTTTTTAAATATTTTACGATACTCAATATCATTCATTAAGTTTCTCATTTTTCTTCCAAACCTATATGAAAGCTCAGCTGTGTGAGTTGCCTGAATTATTTTGGTTTTTGGTTTATTTCCCATTAACCAAGCAGGAAAGAGGTATGATGCAAATTCCGATTTTGTGTGTCTTGGAGGCATATTAACAATTAATCTTTTTGTCTTACCTTGAGCAATCTCTTCAAACTTTTTAGCCATAATTCTGTGGTGATAACCATCAATAAAGTCAGGCCAAACCATTTTAACAAAGTGCAAGAAATCATTTTTTGCTTTAATTTGGTCATCATGCATAGCAATAGCTAGCATTAACCTCAACTCTTCATCCGAATACTTTGAAAATTTATTATTTTTGGTTTCCATTGGGACTCCTACGGCCTTTTTACACTAAAAAAGGGGGTACCCCCTAGAAAAAACTTTTCATATGAAAATTTGTTGGCTGAAAATTTAAAACTTGCACGTGTTGCTAGCGGCGCACGACACCTAGGCCATATTTCGTTGGCCAGGAATCGCAGAATCCTGCCATTTTTTTCATTTTTTACAGGTACCCTAAGCTTTTTTATAATTTATCCTTGTTTTCTGCCATTGTTTCACGTTACTTACAATAATAAAACTTATCGTAAGTTATAATTGGCTCATTTCCTAGGTTTTTTTGTGCCTTTTTATCCAATATTCTTGGATGTTGGCCCATCCAACCGCCAATATTGGTACGTTTTGCATGTTTTTTTGCAGATTTGCCACGTTCCATGCCCCATATAGAATTTCTCCCTCTCCGTGAGAAAGCTTCGCAAGTTCATCATACACTAACACATATGCGCATTGATCAGATTGCTCTGATATTCTTTTAGACATAGCAATTTGATGAGGACTAAATTTAATTCTTCTAGATCTTGCGATCTTTGTTTCTACAAAAAGTGTATCCATATGTGGTGCAATACCAATCATGTCTGGAAAACCTAATACTGTTGTAGTTTCAATCCTGTACCAATTATAAATTGTCATATGTTTTCTTATTAATTTGACAAAGTTAGACTCTTTCATGCTACAGTAGTGCTATGGATCAAAAAATAATTATAGGGTTACACTTATGAAGGTATTTATACTTGTCATAAGTCTATGGGGTTTCAATGGTGAAAGCTGGGTATACACAGGCAATCAAATGGTATTACAAGATAAGTTTGAATCATTAGAGTCTTGTGAAGATTTTGGCCGTGAATTTATTAAGTTTGAAATGAATAAATACTTCACATTTAAAGTACAATGCATTGAAGACATTAACAAAGACATTTAATCTTCAATCATCTTAGGTTCTTGTTTTTCTGGTGTTACATCAATAATATCTTCTTCACCTCTGATTCCTACACCTTTTCGTTGAAGCTCATCTAGTTTTGCAACAAGTTGATCTCTAGATAAATTTTCAATTGCACTTTCCATTCTTATAGTTGGATCATACAATCCAGAAGCCTTACCTCTTAATGCTTCAGCATTAATTGATGCAGAGTAATGTTCTTTTTCCTCTGCTCGTTTACTGAGTTCATCAAGTCTAGCTAAATGTTTATCCATATTAACAGCATACTTATCTTGTAGCTCTTTTTTTAAATCATAAATAGCTTCAGCAACCAAAGGATATTTATTTGGATTGGTTAATTCATAAGCAGTCTTCCTAGCAATCTTCTCTGAGTAACCAGCTTTTCTTGCTGATTCTGATGCAGATTGTTTACCAGTTAATGTATTATAACAGTATTCATGTACAAATCTTAATTGATTTGGAGTTAATTTTCTTGCTTTTCTTCCATCTATTTTCATTTTTTTGCTCCTATAAGCATAATTTCACACACATTTTATAACAAAATTTATAACTAATTTCTACTCACGTTAAAATAAAATTCAATAAAACTGCCATTTTTTTATTTTGATCCTCACATCCTCACACTTACCTCACACTACTAATGTGAGGAAATAATCCAGGAATACTCTACTAAATTTGCTATCCTCACATTTCCACACTTGTTTTCACATACTTTACAAAACTATACGATGGCCGAGCCAAATTATGCTTATAAGTGTGCCATGGTACGTGAATCAAAATAAATAATACATTTAATTATTATAATGATACACTCTTCTTGCCTCATGGATCGGAAACATAAAAAGGGATTTACATCCCACTTGCATGCTATTCAATATTTAACAAAATTAGGTTACTGGGTCTTCGATAATATTTCTAAGTTAGGGCCGTGCGATCTCATTGGACTTAATGATAAAGGAGAAATTTTATTAGTCGATGTTAAGTCTACAAGTAAAAGAAAGACAGGAAACTTTGCAGGATATTACGTAAAGCGTGTACCAACAAAGCAACAAAAAGAATTAGGAATTCGCATATTAATGGTCTCAGATGATGGATCTTGCACCCTCGAAAAACCCCAGAAATTAGCCAAAAAATAGATAAGTATTGCAACTATGTAATAAAAAGTTATATTATGTAATATATAAAGGAGAAAGAAATTATGAACAAAGAATATAAAAAATTATTAGAATGTTTAGAAGACATTACAGGTCAAATGCAAATGGAAAAGATTACATTTGAAGAAGCATGTGAAACATTGAAAAGCATAACCAAATACTATGAGGGCGAGAAAAAAGGAGAAAGAAAATGAAAAGAAGAAAGAATAAAAAATTAAAAGTATCAGTATCACTACCAAGATTAT